CATATTTTTTACAATCTATGGTTTCATATTCTCTTAATCTTTTTAATAAAATTGCATAATAGCATTCATTAAATTTTAAATTATTTAAATTAGATAATGCGATGTTAAAATCATCATCGTTTGATCTTAACATTTTTTCAATTTGAATAAGATCTTCTAAATTAATCATTTATATTCATAGTTTTTATAGCCCATAATTCAGGTTTTTCAGATTCAATCATTTTAATCCATTCTTTTGCTGTAGGTATGTATCCATTACAATCTTCTTTAACATGTTGTTCTCCAACATATCTTGTGTATATAACTTTATTATTTGAATTAATAAAACTTTTTCCAAATATTTTTTCGCATTCAAATATTCCTTCACTGTGATGTCTAAATAATCTATGTTTGCTATGAGCTATCCAAGCTTTAGTTTCATCAAACCAATTATGAATATTTATATAATCATCAATACAACCACCCCATTTTTTTACACTAGATTTAGCATGTTCTATTGGATGTGCCATTACAAATTAGCTTTTTTAATAAAATATTTAGTGACTTCAGGAATATATTTTTTATAATATGGTTGATTATCCATACACCATTTTTTTACTTCCTCTTTTGTTTTAAATGACTGTTGCCATGAATGTTTATTTATTATCATATTAAATGTTGGTTCTAATTCGTTAATAAAATCTTGAACAGTCCAACCTTCCCATACATGTTTATTATTCATACACTTAATTGTAAATTATTTTCATAATATATAACTGTACTTGTTCTTTCATTATATTCTGATATTAATTCATATGTGTTTAAATCAATACTTACATTTCCATAACCGCCGTCATCATTCCACCAATCTTTATTTTCAGTAGCTTCTTCAATTATTTCATAAAGCCAATTTGTAAAAAAATCAATATTTTTAATTAAATTTTCAATATGTACCCAATCTATATTATTATTTGGAAAAACATTAATATCATCTATAGCACCACTATCTCCAGAACCACTATAAGAAACTTCTATTTTAGTATAACCTTTATCTTTAAGTAAAATAAAAGTATTTAAAATTTCATTTGGTATTGTTATTTTTTTTTCCATAAATTTCTATTATTACACCTGGATTTTTTTTATCATATTTATAATCTTTAAATACAGGTTTTATATTATCAGCATTATCATCTGTAATCCAATGATATGTAACCATATCATCTTGAACAGTTTGTGCTGGATTTATATAATCAAATTTGTGCTTACTATTTCTTATAAAAGTTAAATGTATTTCAACAGGTAAATCATATTTACTTAATTCTTTTGTAAATGCTTTAGCATATTGAATATAATAAGCTTTTGTATTTTTTCTGTAATTAATTACAGTTTTACTAGCAATAAAATATTTACCTGTCCATCTGCGTCCATTTTTAGAACTAGGGACATTACCTGGTATAAAAAATTTCACTAATTATTTGTTTAAGAAAAACATTAACATATTCTGTTCCATGAATTTTTACAGAATCTGAAATATCTTTTTCTAATTTTAAAATTACACCTTTTATATTATATTCTTTTTCGTATTTATTTTTAAATATTTCTCCGGCTTTATCATTATCAAATAAAGTAATTATATTTTTATATTTTAATTTTAAATTTTCTATTATATAAGGTTTTATTATTGTACTTTCGCTTTCTGGAGCAATAACTTCTAAATCATAATTAAATGATTTTAAACACATAGCATCTTTTAATGAAGAACAGATTATTAAATTTTCTGAATTATATTTCAATTGATTAAGTCCTTGTATTTGATTATTAATTTTTAAAAATTTATAATCTTTATTTAAAGGTTGATAAATTTTATAAACAACATCATCATCACAATAAGCGTACATATAATCATTAGATATTCTAATAATATAATTTTTTGAAAAAGTTAAAATATGAATTGGTTTTACTTGATAGTAATCAAGTAAAGTTTGATCAATATTAAATTGTTTCCAATATTTTAAATCATTAGCATTCCAATTTCTAAATGTTATATCTTCAATATTAAATGTGTTATTTTCTTTTTCTAAAACTGTTTTATTAATTTTAATATTTTGATTTTTAAAATCATTTAAAATTTTAAAAATAGCATCAGAATAAGTTAAATTAAATAATTTTTGAACAAGATTTATTTTATTTCCATATTCACCTGTAGAAAAATCTTTAAAATAATATTCAGATTTTTCTTTATTTACAAATAAAAACATACTTGGTGTTTTTTCAGAAAAATTCCAAAGAGATTTTATTCTAATTCTTTGTCCAATTAATTTTTCTTCTAAATTTAAATAATATTCAAATACCCAATTACTGGGTATTAAATCAATATCAAAAACTATATTTTTTGTACAAAACATAAAAAAAAGAGGGAGCACTATGTCTCCCTCTATTTAAAATTACATTTCAAAATCTGTATTTTGTGAACTTAAATTAGTTTCAAGTTTTTTAAGATGTAAATTAGGATCATAAACAAGACAGTCTTTATCTAAACTTGTTATAAAAAAACTTTTAGTACTTAATTTTGGAAAATGCAAATCAATATTAATATAGTTTTGTTGATTTCTATATTCTTTACCGCCAATACAAGCGTTAAAATAATTTGAATTTTGAAATATAACTTTACATTTATTTAAAAATTCAATAGCTGTATCTGCTTCAATTTCATCTAATTTACCACGATTTCCAGTTGCTTCTGCTAATACAACCATGTATTTTTGAATTTGCTCATCTCTTAATATTTTTTGTCCACTAGCAAATTCTTTGTTAACAAATGGATAAGCATTAAGTTTTACTCTACCTACTCTACCTTTATAACGAGGACTGTTAGGATTAGAAACATCAGTTAATAAACCAATAAAATCACCTTCTACAGGTTTTGTTTCAACATTTAAAGTAATAATAATAGCATTTTCATCATAACTTGGAATAGTATATTCTAAGCTATTAATTTTTACAACATGATTGCCTGGTTCAATAATAGGCGAAATTTTATTTAAATTGATATTTGATGTATTAAACATAATTAATTGTATTTTAAGATTGTTTGACGGACTAATTCTAAATCATTTGGAATATATTCATTATCAAACATTTCCATAGGTGTTTTACATGTATTTTCTCCATCCGTTTGAGTTACAAATACATATTCTAATTTATTTTTTTCGTTTTTTATAACTTTTGCAAACAAAACAATTGAAAATAAACCTTCTAAAGTAAGTGAATTATCAATCATTTTACCAACTGTTTTGGCTTTAATTTTGCGTTTACCATTTACATCTATAGTATCTTCAGAATGAGTTAAAAAAAATATAAATAAATCATCTCTTAAATCTTTAGGTAGTTTAGCAACTTGTGCTAAATTAGCTGCAATTTGAGTAAATTTATCATAACCTTTTTCTGAAGCTCTATCAAAATATTCAAAACTACTCATATATTGCCAATCATCAATAATTAAATTTTTAATATGCGGCATTTTTTCAGACACATGTTTCATTGCAGCATATATATTAGTAGGATTTGAAATATTTAATAAATTACCATTAGGATTTGTTGTTTTATCATATAATTTATAATTGTTTTGCCAATTTTTAAATGGTAAAGGTTTACTAGCAATATTAATTATAAATGTTTCTTTTGGATTTAAAGTTCTTATAGATGTTGATTTGCCAGAACCTGATTCAGCAATTATTAAAATGCTTTGTGCCATTATGTTAAATCTTTTAATTTTTCTAATTTTTTTATAAAATTATACATTATTTCATCATGTTGTTTTTTAATTTTATTAGCTTCTTCAATTAAATCTTTTGCGATATTATCTAAATAATTTGTAGGTTTATTTATTTCAATTATAGAATTATCATCTTTAATAAATTCAATTTCATCTTTAGGTATTAAATAAAAAATATTATTGTTTATGGATGTTTTTTTAGAATAAGAATTTAAATTTTTAATTAATGTAAATTTATATAGTCCTCGATATTTGTCTAAAGGATTATTATCTTTATCTACAAATTCAATATATAAAATATTATCACGATCTAATTCATTTTCAAATAAAGAAAAATGATCGTTGTATAAAGTTTTTAAACTTAATTTAAAATTATTTTTATTAATGTAATTAAAATAACTTTTATGGTATTCTTTAAACTCTTCTATAATTATTTTTCCTGGATATGGCATTATGTTCTAGTTGAAAATCGTTTTTCACTAATTGGAGTTGCAATTTCTATTATTTTCATTTCGTTAAATACACCTTTAAAAAAACTAATTCTTGGATCACCATTTCTCATTTTTAAAAAATGAAAAGCTAAAATAGCGTCATCATCAATTATAAATCCTTCTGGTCCATATCTAGTTATTTTTTTCATTGCTGGACGATTAATACCTATTAAATTATCAGCATGTTGCATCATAGCATCAGCACCTGCAATATCATCACCAGTAATATAATTTCCATAACTATAATTTTCAGCACGTTTTGGATCTTCTGAATTTCTATTTAATTGAGATAATGCAATAAATAAACAAGGATATTTTTTTTTATATTCTGTAAAAAATTCACCTAATTCATAAAGTTTATCTAAAGTATTTTGATTAGCTTTTTTCTTTACTAATAAAGTATGATCTAAAGTTATTATTGTTTTAGTTTTATATGTTTCAAAATATAAATCTATTTGATCTTTAATTTGTTGAATAGTTAATGGAGTGTCAATATAATCTATATTATGTTTAATTCTTTCATTTTTAATATTTTCAAATTTTATAAAATCATTGTCGTTTAATTTATTACCTTCAGCACTTAATATTTCTTTATAAGATTTTTTAGTTTTAGAAACAAAATGTCTTACAGCAGATGCTTTTGCTGCCATTTCAAATTGTAATTCTAAAACTCTAAAATTTTCATTAGGATTTAATAAAAAAGCTTCAGTTATAATTTGATCTTTAAACATAGTTTTACCTGTAGCTGGACGTGCAGCAATTACAGTTAATGTATTCCATTCAAAACCATCTAATAAAGCATTATTAAATTTAGGCCAAGGTGTTTTTATAGAAGTTTCTATTCCAGTATGTCTATTTTTTATATAATTTATAGCTTCATCATAAGCTTGATTTTCATCTTTCCATAATTTCATACAATTCTATCTTTTAATATTGGAATTTCTACTTCTTCATCATTTAATCTAGAACAATAATCTGCAAGTAAAGATGTTTTTGATTTATATGCATCAGCTTTATATATAAAATATTGTGAATTTTTTGCATATTGATAATTAGAAGAAGATTGTTCTTTTAAGTATTTTTCAGTGGCTTTTAATATTTCTTCCCAAGTATAATTATAATTTCCAAAAAAAGTAATAAATGATGTTGTTAAATTTTCAATACTACATCTTAAATATCTATTACCTATTCTTTGTTTTGGAAATAAATTTATATACTCTTCAATCTTTTTTTTATAATTTATTCCTAATAATTTTTGTTTATTTTGTGTAGGTTTAATTTTTTTAAATTCATTTGTCATGCTTTCTAAAAAACTTATTCCTAATTTAGTTATTGTAAATATTTTAGATTGATCTTTATATTCAAATGTTAAAAATTCAGCGTTTATTAATTCTTCTACACAAACATTTGATGTAACAAGAACTGGAGATATATCTTTTTCTATTGAAAATAAAAAATAACAAGCATTAGGACTTATTTTATTTTCAATACATTTATGAAAAAATTGAAGTACTGTCATTTTTTACAAATTTTTTGATTATAATTATTTTATAGATATATTTGTAAAAAATTTATTATGGCAAATGAAAAAATTCCTGTAGGTGATACATATGATTATACTAAAAGTATAATTAATATTGAGTTAAATCCTAGTTTAATACATGGTTTAGAACAAACTATATTATTATTAGTATTGCATTCTATAAATGATCCAATAAAAGTAAACGAATCTTTTAAAAAAATTAATAGTATATTATCTGAAGAAATAGAAATTGATAAAGCTAATTTAACAGATATTGAATCTTCAATTTTAACTCTTCTTATTATTCAAAATACGTTAAAATTTAAAGCTCTAGAACAAAATCTTTTAATTAAAAGTAATAAAACAATAAATTCTGATGATGCTGAAAAATTATTTGCGGCGTATATTAATCAAGATGAAAAAGTAATTGATGAATATGTTAATAAAATTAAAACTGATTTATCTTAACTGAATATTTAAAAAATCTCCTATTTCAATACATGACTGTATTACTAAATTTAATTCATTTTTACTACAATCACTAAAAGATTTACAATATTCAAAATCATCATTTATAAAATATAATCCAGAAGATTTTTTTATGTAATATTTAATATCGTTAAATGTATGTCCTGTTTCATTAGCTATTTCTCTAATCATAACATGAATTTTAGCAATTTGAGAATTAGTGGCGTTAGATATATTTGCACTGATAAACATTTCTAAATCAGTGTTATCTGGAAGAAATTTTAAAAAATTTTCTATTTTAGTTTTAGAAGATTTAAGAGGAAAGTGAAGCTTGCTATTTTTTACAGCAAGCTTCACATAAATACTTTTCATTTAAATTGTAAATAATTTTTTATAAAAACAAAGTCGTAACCACAATTTGTACAATATAAATCAATATTACTAAATTCTTTAAGTGTAAATTTTTTACAATTTATACAAGATTTATTTGAATTTAAAATAGAATCATTTTCTATTTTTTCTTGATATTTTTTTTCCAAAAGACTGGCCATATACAACTCTTTCATTTTTCCCATTTTTTTTATTTAAAAGATAAATATAAGAATCAAAATCGGAATTTGGAAATATAATTTCTTTAATCGCAATATTTTCTGGAAGAATATTTTTTAATATAAAATAATCAATTTTAGCAAAAAAACCAAATTTTAAATAAACAGGAAACTCTTTTTTATTAATATATCGTACAGAATCAAAATATCCAAAATTTTCATAAATAAGATACCATAAATTATTGCCCATAATATGTAATTTTATTAGAATCAAATTGTTGTAAAGCTTTTCTCACCCATTCTTCATCTATAGTATTTTTATAGCATAATATATGACATATTGCTGTTTCATCTGGATTTAATCGTAATAATCTACCTATTCTTTGTGATGTTTTACGTTCATTACCATAAGCATGCATTATAATTCCCATTTTTAAATTAGGTATTGTAATACCTTCATTTAATTGAGCTACACATGATAGTATGTTAATTTTATCATTTGAAAAAAGTTCTAAGTTTTTTTCTGAATTTTGATTATTACTATGATAACTATAATTAGATAATCTATCAGCTTGATCTTGTGTGTTTGCAAAAACAATACATTTAGATTTAATATTAGAAATCATATCCATTGTGAATTTTTCTTTTGATTCATAATTCATAATGTTTTTCATTCTAAATATAGAAGCCATTTGTTTTTCTTTAAAACTTTCTGCTTTTTCTAATCTATTACAAGAATATAAATAATCTTCAAACTCAGATGTATACCATTGTTTTCCTGAATTTGTTTTTTTTAAAATGTTTTTTTGTTTATTTAATTCTAAATAATGAATATAAATTTTATAATCATTTAAAATGTTATTTTCTGTTGCTTCATCCACTGAAAAATTAAAAATAATAGGACAATATTTTTCAATAAGATTATATTTTATTGAAAATATATCAACAGGAGCAGTACCTGTTAACCCTAATATTTTACCTTTATAATTTTTTAAAAAAGATTCATGAGATTCTAATAAATTATGGCATTCGTCTAAATATAATAATTGATAATTGTTATAATCTTTTTTAGTTAATGATAAATATGTTGTAAATTCAATATTATTATATAAATGTTGAAGATTAAGTTTTTCTATTTCTTCAATCCAAGTTTTTTTAATAGATAATTTTGGAATTACAATTAATGCTTTTAAATAATTAAAATTATCTAAATGTTTAACAGCAATTCTTGTTTTACCTACACCCATTGATATATTTACGCCACATTTATCATATTTTAAAATTTCTTTTAATGTATTATTTTGAATATCATCTTTTGTAATCATAATTATTATATCTAAAACAAGATTTAAACCTACAAAACTTTGTTATTTATTTTACTATTCAAATGTTAATTCGTTTTTAATTTTTGGAGAACATCCAAGTAAAATTGCTGTTTTAAAAAATCTTTGTTTTTGTTTTTTAATATTATATTCTTCAAATATATCTTGAATAATATTATCAAAAGTGTTTTCTTCAATTTCGTAATCCATAAAAGGAATTACTTTTTGATTAATTTCATTTTTTTCCGCTTGAGCAAGCAATTTATCAAAATCTCCTGAAGGTGTTGATGCTTTAAATAATCTTCGATAACATTCTAAAATAGCTTGTTCTTCTCTGTTAGTTGCTTTCATTTAAAAATTAAATTTTTATTGTTTATTTGTATTAAGTTTTAGATAGAAGATAACTTATCTATAATTTCACCCTTTGAGTTTTCATAGTAAGTTTCATATCCTTCGGAGTCATACTCCATTCTTTCCCACATCCCATTGGAATCCTCTGTTCGACATCCATTATTTGAATATGTAGTTTGTTTCCAATACCCCATCGAATCTTCATACAAAGTTATATCCCGTTCAGAATTGTATTCATACCTTGCCCAAAACCCATTTGATGTAGTTTCTTTAATCCGATTATCATTAGAATCATATTCATATCGCTCCCAAAGGCCATTTGAATTCTCCCAATAGGTTTGGTTGCCTCCATCATCTCGCTCACTGCGTTCCCAGTAGCCAGCGGCATTTTCTCTATAAGCAACCCACCCATCTTTAATTTCAATTACCAAGTCGCCATCTTTTTCAAAGTTCCAGTTAAGTTGTTGTGCTATTGTTTGTGTCATATCTTTTATTTTTATTTATGGTATAAATATACGAACGAATTTTCATGTCTCCAAATGACGGAGTTATGACATATTACCAACTTTAAGTTCACCATCATAAATCAAATATTGCTTTGATGGAAGAGCATCTATCATATAATATCTACCACCCATGTGTTTATTCATACTATTCAAATCTATTTCTTTAATTTGAGTATGTCCAAATATTTGAATAAAACGTTTTTTGATTGCATTTTTATCTTTTTGTTTGTTAGATATTAACAATGAAGTAGGTCTTATCCACACAGGGGATTGTGTTACATTATCCCCATAAGGATTAAATCCATTGAAAGTAAAAGCACGGAGCCTGTGTTTAAATAGCTCATTGATTTCATCAACCAAAGTATCTACATTACAACGACCGAAAGTTTCTACAACCCAATAATGGCTTACTCCGGCGTGAGTGCAAAGAAAATCATCAAATGAATATGCCATTTGTAACAGGTCCATATTCTCTGATAAAACCTGACTGATATCAAATTGAAGAGCAGGTTGAAATCCCGAGTATGTTTCACCGATGTGCATATAGTGCATATCATGATTACCTGTTAATAGTATCACTTCCTTCCACTCCCAGTCGGAGTTTCGTTTAAACTCACATATCTCCTTAAAGTTATGTATTTGGTCTATGCCGGGTATATCAAAAGAATCAAAGTAATCTCCAACAAAGATTATTCTATCAGCGTTTTCTTTTGCTACAATGTCTTTCCAAATTGAACGGCCGTGAATATCTCCAATGAATATTGTTTTCATAATTTGATTAATTGTTTGTAATTAAATTATTTAAAAATTTATAGTAAATTTTTTACTTTGCAAATTGTATTATTACTCTCTTTAATGTTTACTTAAAATTTTATAAATAGTTTTATTAGTTAGTTTGGTTAAGTAGTAAAATGAAATTTTGGTTTACTCTTAATGCCTCTTTTGGCGTGAGGTATCGATCATAGATGTATAATCGTATTGCTTTTATTTTCTTCTGAGCAATCAGCTTCAAAGTGTCATTGTCAATATCGACAAAGGCACTCGCTATAAACATGCTAAATGATGAATTGTAATCAAAGTCTACTTCTACTTCGCTTAAGTCTAATTTGCTACCATCTTCAAAGATGATATAAATGCCCTTTGCATTACTCGCAAGTGTATGACAAAACACCCTGGCAGAAATGTAGGCATCACTTTGATTAGAGTCCTCTTTTATTATGTATCCGACAATTGGCTCTGGATATGCTATGCCAAACCCTTTGTGATGAAGCGGAGTTCGATAAGTAGTTTGATTCTTGAACTCGTCGTATTGTATAGTTATTTGCGCTATGCTAGTTAGCGTAGCAAATAGCATTGATAAAATTAAAAATAATTTTTTCATTGGTTTGGTTTGGTTTAGTAAATGTATTTGCCTACCCATTGGGTATGGCCTTTGGGGGTGGTTATACTAACTTGTCTTAGTGGTTTACGATATTCTTCTTCAAAGCATTTAATCTCACACTCAAAAGCATTCGGCATTTTGGGAAGGTTGAGTGATTGGATGAACGTATGCTCTAATACAGCCTCACCTGTTCTTGAATACCTTGATTGTACACCATTTCTGTATGCGTTTATCACATCCTCTTCTGTGTACTTGTACTTCTCTTTGGCTTTGTTGTAGCCTACAATAAATGATGAAACCTCATAATCAGTAACTCCAACTTTTTTATATGAACTTTTAAATTCCTCAGCCAACTTCTCAACATCATCTTCAAGTGGTGGTAACAAGTCTACGCCTTGAAGAACAGGTGAGTTGTTGAGTGGTAAGTGGGCTATAATTCTGATATCTCCCATACAACAATGAATATCTTCACCCTCATCTTGGAAAATATATTTAGTTCTTACACAATAAAACAAACCTCTTCTGATTTCATCATCAGAACCAATAAGAAGATAGTTGTCTGTTTTAATGATGTTGTATTTCATAGTTGGGTTGGGTTTAGAATTGAATTAACTTTTTGGATGATTAGGTCGCCAATGTATTGACGGCAAATGTCAGCTGTTTGCAATCGATTTTCGATAGCGGCAGCGCCAGCGGCAGCGGCAGCGGCAGCGTAAGCGGCAGCGACATAGGCATCGGCATAGGTAGCGGCATCGGCAGCGGCAGCGGCAGCGTAAGCGGCAGCGGCATAGGCAGCGGCAGAGGCAGCGGCATAGGCAGCATCTAACTCCTCACGTGTTGCCGTGCCTTCGCCAAAAGCAATCGCAGTGTCAACTGCTTTAAGGCTTCTATCGTCATTCATCAAGTGCCTAACGGTGTTGGCGCAGTGCCCTTTTGCAAGGGTTAATGGTTGCAGTCCAATATCGCATTTGGATGCGAGCCACAACAACCAATCGCCACGGTGACAGTCGGCTACGACCTGTTCAATTGTTTTATCGCCAGCCCACTCTATTGCAGCAGCGCAGGCATCAACAGAATGGAGGTACTCTTTAAAGGTTTTCATTGGTTGGGTTGGGGTTAAAAGTTCAATTAGTTTTTTTAGGCAGGCAAGTTCTGCTTCTTCGTAAGTGTCACAATAATACACTAATGAGGATTGAACAACGGGATTGTAATGGTTATCATCAAACTCAATAAATTGCCATAACCCGTGCTTCTCCCTAAACCACCTAAACGCCTGTTGGTAGAGGGGCATTTTTATATCACTTCTTAATGTAATATCTATATCTGATGCAGTTCCAAAACAAGGCTCCATGAACCCAAGATTTTTGAGTGCAAGGGCTTGTTCATAAGGGATAAATTCGTTTTTCATAGTTTGGTTGGGTTTATAATTGAATTAACTTTTTGGATGATAAGGTCGCCAATGTACTTTCGGCAAATGTCAGCTGTTTGCAATCGATTTTCGATAGCGGCAGCGGCATCGGCATCGTAATAGGCAGCGACAGCGGCAGCGGCAGCGACATAGGCATCGGCATAGGCAGCGGCATCGGTAGCGGCAGCGGCATCGGTAGCGGCATAGGCAGCGGCATAGGCAGCGGCAGCGGCATAGGCAGCGGCAGAGGCATAGGCAGCGGCAGCGGCACGGGCATTGGCATAGGCAGCGGTATCTAATTCATCTCGCGTAGCTCTACCCTCGCCAAAAGCTATGGCAACATCTACGGCTTTAATACTGCGCTCGTCAGTCATTAAATGTCGCACCGTGTTGGCACAATGCGCCTTGGCAAGGGTCAGCGGTTGTAATTCGACACCGCATTTTTTTGCGAGCCATAGCAGCCAGTCGCCACGATGGCAGTCGGCTACGACCTGTTCAATTGTTTTATCGCCAGCCCAATCAATGGCGGTCTGGCAGGCTTCTAATGATTTAAGGTATTGATTAAAGGTTTTCATGGGTTGGGGATTAAGGTTGAATTGAGTTCTTGAAGCTTATCCGAGATGATGATGAGGTCACTTGCGCTGAGCCATCCATCCCCTTGCTTGTAGTCGAAGTAATACTCTCCGTTATCGGATTGGATGAATACCCCTATAAACTTCCCCATAAAACTAACTTCGAGTACATAGGGGTTTTCAGTTGGAGTGCAGGTAATCATAGTTTTACAATTTCAATTAATTTTCTAAGACAAGCAAGTTCTGTTTCTTCGTAGGTATCATATTCTTTAGAATAACTATTTAATTGTGTAATCTTATAGTATTGTCTACCTTCTAAACCATCTATTACTGAATATAAACCATACTTCTCTCTAAACCATCTAAATGCTTGCGAGAATGTTGGTGCTATAACAGTATGCTCTCCTTGTGCATGATGAACTTTGCAATCACAAACTGTAAACTCTTTAGTTGCATGGTAGTAAGCCCCTAGGTAAGGTTCATCAAAACCAAGTTCTTTAAGAATCAGGGCTTGTTCGTAAGGTACAAATTCTTTTTCTAACATAAAATTAAATTATTTTTATAAATAGTATTTATGTGTCGTTATTAATCCAATCTTTTGTCATTACAATTGAAGTGTCAATTTTAAATCTCCTCCAAACCCTTGTTGAATTATTTTCATAAGAGTAGAAAGTCGAATGTTAGAAGAATTGTTTTCAATAAAACAAATTCTTGTATTATGGCATTTCAAAATTAGGTTCGCGGTTGTCATACTCGTATTGTAAAATATCTTGAATAAAATATTCATTTTCAATAAAATCATTAATAGCATTTAAAATTTCTATAGTCATTTTATGAGTAAGAAGTTTTCCATTTTCATAAGTAGAATAAATATCTTTTTCTAAAATTACATTAAATTCACCGACCGTATCATTATGCAAATTAACATCTATATCATCATATTCAATTTCTAAATAAAAAATAATTGTTTGACCTTTGTAATTTATTTGCCTACTTACATCTATATTTGTTATCATAAATTAAAAGTTTTATTGTAATACAATTCAAAATTATTGCTTTTTTGTTTATAACTCATTAAAAGTTCTTCTTTGTGTTTTTTTTTAATTGCATCAATAATTGCTTTATCAATTTTATAAATAAAACCAAACATATTAATGCATTCTAAAACATTCATTTTATCATTATATTCTAAATTATTATCTTCATATTTTGGTATATCTTCAATCCAATTATATATTTTTCCTTTAATGAAATAATCATCATTAATTGAATTTTTAGCATGGTAAATAATGCTGTGATCTTTATTTACATGTTGACAAATAATTTTTAATCGCAAATCAGCTTTAACACGTAAAAGATAAACTAATGCATAACGAGCTTGTACAATTTTATGTTTACTACTTTTACTTCGTATTTGATCAATATTTATCCCTGTTTTTTTAGTTATTTCTTGGGTATAATAATCAATAATTGGTTTCATAATTCGTTATTATTATTTTTTAATAATTTAATTTTTAGTGTAATTGCGTATATTTTAACATATTTTTAATTTTTATCTAATTCACATTTTATTTTGTCACAATCTTTCGTTCCCAAATGAACCGAACTACCTACATTCATATTAGAACGGGTTTCATCTTGTTTCCAAAACTCATGACGAATAACTTGGAGAATATCCCAAGCCACTCTTGCACTTTCATCTACTTGGGGATTGTATATACCATAACTTCCACCATTAGCAAAGTTTTCTTGTAAAAGCATGTTAGCAGCATTATGTAATATTTTATCTGCTTCATCTCTAATACTGTGGTATTTTTCATAATCAATAGATAATTTTACATCCTCAACATCAGTCCAAGTACGAATTTCTTCCCCATTACCCCAATGACCTTTGGTTTTAATGTATCCATCTCCAATTTCTATCACCTCACCACGTTCAGTACTATCACCAACTTCTATTTCTTTTTTAGGTCGGAGTTTATTATGTAAAACATTGTAATAGGTTGGGTGGTCTTTAATTACCCATAATTGGCCGATACCAATACGAGAATACATATCCAGTGCTTGTTGGATTAGTCTAAGTTGTTCGTTTGTAACTTCTAATGTTACCATAACTTTTATTTTTTTATTTGTGGTAAATGTAGAAATAAAAATCATAATCTTTAAATGACAGAGTTATGATTTTTATTTTTAAATTTTAATTAGTTTATATTTTACACCATCAATTTTTATTATTTTATCCTCACAAAGTTTGAGTCGGTTATTTACTATATTATCTATACTATTTATTTTAGTGCCAAGGTGGGATTCGAACCCACGTTTACAAGTTCTGTTTACGGTCGGGGTGCGCACTCCCTAATTGTTGTTTTACCACTTAAACTACTTGGCTTTTTTTGTAGTCAGGACAGGATTCGAACCTGTATGCCATGTGTGGTTTTCTCTTCCATTTACGTTTGCAACCGTACCACCAGCGTTTTGCCACTTCTGCACGATGTCCGCTTACGTCCAGCGCGCAATATCAACCTTGCGAGTTAATGTGTGCGTCTACCATTCCGCCACCTGACTATAGTGACACCCTAATTTATCCAACTTACAGGTGTCTTGGCTGTCCTCACAACGAGTTTTCTGTCTCGTCACTTCTACGCTATCTTACAAACGTAGGTGAGTTAGAAATAGACCGTTCACATTGCTGATGTTTAGGTGGTCAACCTATCCCGACCGCATTCGGGAGGCGATAACTAATACAGGACATCACCCTGTTTCTCGTCATTCATAGTGGAACTATCCGTTGTTTGTTTCGGAACGTGTAGTCAGGACAGGATTCGAACCTGTAGCCAAGGTATCTCACCTATACGGGGCACGTTGTCCTACCGTGTGTTTACCAATTTCACCACCTGACTATTCCATACTAAATATGCTCTTTAAATCCGTGCTGGGTGGCCACCAACTGCGGGTTTTCCAAGTAGCGACTAATCTTTTTATATCCAGCTTCAATTATAACTTTTGATATTACCATTTTTATTAATAATAATATTTACCAATATATTGATTATTAATTTTAGATTCTATTTTAAATTTTTCAGGTAATAAATTATAATCTAATTTAGGTAAAAAATCTAAATTATCAATTTTATTTTCTTCTAAAGGAAGATGTGCTAATACATTATAATAGTTTTCATTACAAATACAATTTTCTTGAATTAAAAGTTTTTTATTTAAACTATCATAAATATATTTTGTATATAAATTAAATTTATTTACATCAATTAATAATAAATATTCACCTGTTGATACAATATTTTTCATTTTTTTATTAGTTTTTTATAATATTTTTCTAAATTTTGATTAGTCATATATTTATTAAAATCTGGTTCAATTTTTTTGATTTTTTTGGTTAAATCTTTTTTGTAACCTTTTTGATAGTAATAATTTTCAATGGAATCAGCAAGGTTCTGAATGTATTGAGGTGCAGCAACTGAGATTCTTAAATAATACAATTCC